GGAAAAGTTCCTTCATGGTCTCAAGACAATATTGAGTCACCATGGTGCTCCCAAGGGCGTCCTGGCTAGCTTTGAAAAGCAGGCCTCGGAATACCTTGACACGGAGCACGAAGAAACGTTCCTGGAGAGGGCTAAGTATTTGATACTTCTTCCTATGGCGACATACTTGCAACAAGATAGTCTGCCAAAGAAGCCGGACCTCGATTTCTCCCCAAAAGGACCTTGGTTGAGGTGGAGTCGGCAACGACTCCACCACTACTCAAGGGTGAATACGCATCTTTGGTATTCATTCCTCCAGGGAAAAAGAGGTGGCCTCCCCGTGTCTTCGGATATTGTTCTTTCGAACTTCCAGAAGCACAGGGATCAAATGCAACAGCCCGACCCTCTCGATTCGGACGAGGGAGAGGAATTGCGAGAAGACCTTCTTAGGGTTCTTCGTCCTATCCTCTCTACACTCCGCGACGGATATCATCCGAAAAAAGGTAAACCCAAGAAGGACTTTGGGCTAACCGCGGATCTCCAAGCCTTCTTTCAGAACCCCTCGAAAGAAGTTCATAAGGCTTCGGAGTCTGCCAGCTATGAATCCTCCCGTAAAAAGGGTGGACAAGCAGGCCATATCCGCCGGATGATTCGCAAAGAGTGTGAACCTCGCGAATTGGGGACAATCTCCCGATTACAGGTGGAAAATCGTGTGTCACTCAAGGACCGAAAGGTCCGTGCCGGGCATGTGACACACACGGTAATCAGGGAGGGTGAGTTAGCAGAGCTGAACTCAAGACTGGATAAGTACATTAGGGACACCACGAAGGTGCCAGTACTACATGCCAAAGTCCAAGGGGTTCTCGAACCTTTCAAGGTGAGAACTATCTCCAAAGGACCTAGCATTCCGTACTATCTTGGAAAACCAGTCCAGAAAGCTCTGCATTCTCGGATGAGGAAGATGGACCCATTCCGTCTCATTGGCAAGCCATTTTGCCCAACCATGTTGTGCGATCTTTACGATTCACACGTGGAACATTATGGCCTGTCAGAAGACGATGAGATCCTTTCAATCGACTATAAATCTGCGACCGACGGTCTGTCGGCGACGATCTCCAGTGATATCCTCAGTGAACTCCTTTCTGGTCTCTACGGAGACAATCCACAGCTCTATTCAGTGTT